GAGGCCGCCGATATTCTCGTCTCCTCGGCCTTTGAGGTTCAATATCGCTTGATTGTAAAGAGTGCCCGTATCGCCGGGCATCCCAAAGCCGATGAGTCCAGTGTTGCCGACGTTGACGCGCGAGATGTTTCTGGTTTGCATATCAACGACGCCCCCGTTCGCATCAGTGTCGGCGGCAATGGTAGTGCTCCCCGTATTACTGACGCCGCCCGTCGCGCCCGTGATGCCCGTGCAGCCTGAGCAGTTGCCGACGAAGGCATTAGCAGTAATCGTCCCTGGTGTAGTGATGTTTCCACTAAAGCTAGAGTTCCCACTGATAGAAGGCGACATTAGCGCGGAGGATACCAACGTCTTATTACTCAATTCCTGAGTGTCAGACGTGCCGACAATCGCCCCGGATGGTGCAGCCACTATCGACCAGGCATTAACACCAGTCCGTTTCGCTAATCCAACAGTCGAAAGCCCGGCGAGCGCAGTCAAATCTCCATCAGAAGCCTGTGGGGTGAAGCCGAGCGCCGTGCTGATTTGATTGGCTGTAATCGGAAGCCATGCACTGCTTCCCGCTCCTGTCCCCTGAAGAAAGATGTTCGTGCCAGTAGGCTTTGAATCGCTCGTGCCCAGCTTCTCCTGCACCCGGATGAGTTGCCCAGCCTGAGTATTAGGAATCATCGCCACAACAGCCCCTCGTACTGGCACGCCTACAGCGTGCGGTGCCGCCGCCGAGCCATCCTGCCCGTGCAGGAGTTGGTCGAACGAAGTCAGCGTCTTGGAGCGATAAACGAGCACCTCCGAGCCGATGACGATAGCGCCAGTAGAAGGACAGCTTGATGTATTACCGACCTGCGCCGACGTGTCGCTCGTCGAGAGCGTTGCCGTGAGCGTAGTCGAACAGAAATTGGACGCACGCACGAGTTCGTCGCGCGTGTCAATGCTGTTGGGAAAGCCTGGCTGGCCCGGAGTCCCTTGCCCGTAAGCGAGGCTGTAGCAAGTTAAAGTAAGCAGTAGAAACCAAAGTAAGCGCCTCATCATCTTGTCCTTTCAAAGTTAGAGTCCAAAGCCACCTTCACCGAAGATCGGTGGCCCATCCGGGGCGTCTGGAGCCTGCGCAGGTAGCGCCGCCGCCAGTTCCCATTTCGGCGCAAAGAGACCAAAGCTGTAGCTGACACCGTCTGAGCGGAGCGGGCTTTCGTTTAGGGGAGTGTTGAAGCGCACGCGCTGCATCTCGTAGAGGCCGGTGTCTCCGTAGTAGAAATAGCGCGACTGGTCGTGCCAAGCGTAAAAGGCCAGCACGAGGAGCGACTCGTCATACTCGCGATTAACGGAGCTGCCGCGCCATGTAGCAGTGAACGGGCCGACAAGCTGGAAGCGCTCGGAGCCATCCTCCGCTGTAGAAACGTCCACCTCGCGAGTGACTGCCCGCTCATAGCCAACGTCGAGAGGGAAGGGAAACGTGGCATACACGTTGAGCGCAAAGCTCACCTCGGCGTTATCGTCCTGTGCCGTGACCATGACAGCGTCCTCGGCATAGCGACTCTGCATTGCACCGGGGAGGAAGAGCCGCTTGAGATTATTTTCGGGATCATCGGGCAGCGGGATAAGCTGTCCCCAAGACGCGGCCCACTCAACCACGCCGACGCTATCAACGGCCTCAAACACAGGCTTGGCCTCACCGATGCGGTAGAAGGATCGGCCCGGCTCAAAGCTGGCTGTGATTCTGAATGCCATGCCTCATCCTCCTACGGCGCGACGGGCGCGTCCGGGTTCTGTTTCGGCCCATGGTACGAGTCCTTGTAATAATCGCGAGCCGGGTTCATCACGCCGACCGTGTAGCTCTTCTCGCCGCGCCGGGGTTCGAAGATTTCCCGATTGACGCGGACGAGCAGTTGGTCGTCGAGCGTAGCGTTAGCCAGCGGGTGCGAGAGCCACACGTAACTCGCTTTGCCCACGGGGTAGCTGTCGGCCTGTCCTTTCAGGTCGAACTGCGTGGTGTAGGGAGGGTCGCAGGCTAAGGTCACCATCGTCTCGCCGATGCGCTGCGCAAGACTCTCGTACATGAGGCCCAGCGGAAACGGCCCGGCCTGTATCCACTGGCCGCCAGCCGCCTTGCGTAAAGACTCGCGCTCGATGGCGATGGTCTTCTTAGCCCACGCATCGTCCTCGTAGTCGTTGTAATCAAAAAACCAGATGTTAGGCAGCAGTGAGGGATCGCGCGGCGTGCCGGAGAAGCTGCCCTTGACGATATTCGACATGACTTCAAACTGCGACGGGTCGAACACGAAGCGATGAATGCTCTCGCGGTCAGGCGTCGGGTAGATGCGGATAGCGCCCTGAAGGTCGGCGAAGCTGGCGCCAGGACAGCGCATCATCAAAGCAGAGAAGGCGGTCGTTACGTCAATCAACTCGCCGAACGGCACGTGGATGTCATAACGCGGAACCATGATCACGTTCGGTGTGCCGTCCGCGTTCTTCTTGTCCCATGCCAAGGGCTCTGCTGCCACAAGGTCGAGATCTATCCAGCTTCCGGCCCAACGGTTGATGCGCAGCTTCGAGTAGTTGCCCACCTCGAAGCAGAGGTCGAGACCAGCCCACGCCGGACTACGGTTGAATGTCGGCTCGATCTCCTTGAGATTGCCCCGGCTGTCCGTCTCGTAAGTCATCGTTCGCAGGCCGCGCATGAAGAACTCAAGCTTGCCGGGGTCCTCCTTGCCCGGAGGCAGTAGACCCTCCCAATAGGAATAACCGCTCAGCGGATAGCCAATCTCCGGGAAGTAATCTGGAAGTCCCTGCACCGGGTCACCGGGGCCGGTACTCAAAGTGCCTGGATGGAAAGTCCATTGACGCACGCCTCCAACGAACTCCGGCATCTCTCCGCCCTCGTAGAGCACCTTGTTCAGCCCGTCACAGCCCCAGCGACCGCCGAGGGCCAGCAAGCTGAGTGCCTTCTTCCGCCCGGCTACCTCACTGTCGCCCATGAGATACGGCTTGCCCCGCGTGCTGCCTTCTCCGTAGAGGCGAGCCATCGCTGGGTTCGTTGTGTCGCCAGGGCGACGGAAGAGGAACTCAAGAGCCATAAGCTAAAGCGCCTGAAACGCCGCGCCCTCCTGCGCGCGGTTGACGTGCTCCCAGAGCCTCTGCCTGCGAGGGTCAATGAACACGCCATCGAAATCGGTCTCCCGGCCATCACCAGTCAGAGGCCGGGTCGAAGGAACCGCCACGTCGGGCGTGACGGCATAGAAGCGCCAGACGTTGTTCACAGCTCCAACGAGCGTTGGGTCAGGTAGCTTGGACTTGCAGCCGTTCACCTCATCGTTGAGCCGCAGCGAACACGTCGGGCTGGGGTCTGGACTATTGCAGCCCGGCCCCTTGTAGAGCCTCCCGCAGCGTTGTGGGACCAACTCGGCCACGGTAGCTCCGCGGAGGCTCATGTCGGACGTCACGAGGAATGGGGCCTCGGTCTTGGTCACGGTGCCGAACTTAACCGTACCGATCACGATGTCGTCGCCTCGCCAGATGCCGTCACGACAGAGGAAGGCCCGGCCCATCACGGCGCGGCTGGGGTAGATGAGCCGGTCGCTGGCCGTGAGTATCTTGCCGTAACGGTTGTTGAGGTTGTGCAGCACGCCCTCGACATTGTCGATGGCTCGCCCCTCGGAGAAAGCGACCTGCCCGAAGCTCTTGATGTCGGGGTCAAACGCCACCGGCTGCGCGACGCCGGCAACGCGCGCGGAGAACTCCTCTGTGCCAGCGAACTCGGCGCGGACTGCCTCACGCGTGGTCCCGAGTGAGAGTTGGCCCACCCAAAAATCGTAGCCGCCAACGTCAGGGTCGCGACCCATGTAGGCCGCATAGAGGTCGCGCACATATTCCGGGTTCGTTCGTCCTCGCGCAGCGTAAGCGGCCCCGGCGAACAAAGCCTCCAGCCTGTCCTTCACCTCCTGTAGGTACGGAGCAAAGTCGCCCTGCGAGAGCGCTTCAAGCGTTTCCAACCAGTCGTCCGTCTCCTCAGGGAGAGGGAGCCGGTCCAGGACGCCGAGATAAACAAGAGCGGCAAAGACGACGAAGCTCTCACGGCTCTCCATGACGAAAGCCTGCTTGGCTGCGCGAATAACGATGGGGGCTGTCTCGCCTGCCCGTAGCGGCAGCGTGAAGATGACCCAATCGGCGTATTCGAAGCGCCGAGCGTCAACTACCTGCTGCACCAAAACTGGAAGCTCTCTCTTGCCCATTTTTATGCTTGTCGCTTGACATCCTCATGCGCCCGCATGATGCGGCTATCCTCGCGCTTGATGCGGATGTCCTTCTCAACAATCTCAAGCACGGCCTCTCTGCCTTGTTCGTCACGCAGCATGGCTGACAACACAAGCTCGGCGCGCTCTTCGCTCTCATAGACGGTGTAGCTGACATTCACCTTCTCTGCCCGAATCTTGGCCGGGCCGCTGCTTCCGCCACGGCCTCCACCACCGTCGGTCCAGGTAGCACCTCCCTCGACGAAGCCACGGCGCGGGAAACCCGGCACGCGGTGCTCGATGAGGTGATGCTCGATTGGCTCCCAGACCTCAGGACGCAAGACGACCTCGTTGCCCGTCACCCGGATGTAGCGGTCATCCTTAGCGTCGAACGCGCCCGGTACGCGACCGTGGAATGCATTGTTGCCGACTCCTAGGTAGGAGCTGTGCATGAGGCCACCATCGGCCATCTTCGTCCACGTGCCGCCGCCCGTCGCGAAGGTCGGGCTGAATTTCGCCTCAAAAGCCTTCTTCTTTGCACCGTCCCGCGCACCTTCGATAATCTTGGGCAGATAGAACGGCTTGAAGTCCTTGTAGAACCAATCGCGAGCATGGCGTTTTGTTTTGGAATCCTTGAAGGTGGCGACCTGCGCCATATAGTCGCTCTCGACCTGCGCGAATGCGGCCACAGCCTGTGTTTCAGTCATCTGGCCGTCACGCGCCGCGTTGAGTATCTGAATCGTCTTGTTATAAACATCACCACCCAGCTCAGTGCGTTTCTCCTCTTCAATGCGTCGCTGCTTATTGCGTCCGATGAAGTAAGCACCTGCCAGAAGGATTGCAGCCGGAATGGCAGTTATCGGGTTGAGCAGCCCGGCGATACCGCCTCCCATAAGCACGCCCAGCCCGGCGATACCGCCGCCAGCCATGCCGAACATTTGCCCCAGCCCGGACTGACCGCCGAGCATCGCGCCGAGACTGGCACCGATCAGCGGAGCGGCCATCAAAGCCGATCCGCCGAGGCCGGAGAGTAGTTGTCCAATCCCGCCGGTTGAGGCGGGGCCTGTCCCGGCAGCGTTAGCCAGTGTTCCTCCACCGTTGGCTAACACGTTCTTGAGATTCGACCACAAGCCGCCTCCACCACCTGTGGTAGCCGCAGGGATGGAGATATTGCTGGCCGCATCCTTCCCAAAGAGCTTTCCAATGAAGCCCGTGATGATTGAGCCGATACCGCCACCACCACCGCTCCCCCCGATGCTCCCTCCGAATATGCCTCCGCCGTTACCAGCCGTGCCTCCACCTGTAATTCCAGCGATGACGTTATCGAGCAGTCCCGAAAGAGCGCGATGGATGCCGGAACGAATAAGGTCGGAGATGATGGTCTGCCAGAGATTCCTAAAGCCTTCTTTGAGCGTGTCCCACGCACCACGGATGTCGCCCGTCAGCGCCTGCACCAGCGAATCCGAGATGGCATCGCCAGCAGCTTCGGCGTAGCCCTTGATGGTGTCGATGAGCTGCTTTGTCGCCTCCTGCTGAGCAAGCAGGGCATCTACTTCTGAGGCTCGCTGGAGCAGCGCGTCTTTCTGAACGCGCGTGAGGTCTTTGTAGCTATCTGTTTCCAACTCTCGGGCCAGCCGCGCCCGTTCCGTCTGGCTGGCATTGTCCTCCAGCTTCCCGTTGAGGTCTGCCAGCACCCGGTTATATTCAGTCGTGGACTTCGTCGCATGGTCGAGCGCGTCCTTTCTTCCGGCCGCGTCAATGGCTTTCGTGAAATTTTTATAGAATTCAATCCAACGCGGGTCGGCAGCGGGGAAAGCTCCTCCCCCCGACGTGGCTTGGACGATCTGTTGAATAGCCTGCGATATGGCGTACAGGCGCTCCGGCTCCGGCAGGTCTCTGATTGACGCAGACAGCCCGCGCAGCGGGTCTAGCTGCTGCAAGGTCAGGCCGAGTTCCTTCACGTCTGACAAGCGCTTGAGCGTGCGCTCTAAGTGTGTGTCGTTTTCGGTGCTGACATTGCGCAGAGCAGCGCTGGTCTCATCTGCAATGTCAGCTACGCTTCGGTATAGCTTATTGACATCTTCGAGCGCTTGCTTGGCTGCTTTATCAGCGGCGTCCTTAGACTTTCGCTGCGCCTCAGCCGCATCGACCTCTGACCAGGCTTTGCGCACGCGCTCGATCATGGTGGCGTGGCGGTCGAGAGCTGCTGAAGCTTCCGGGCTCTCGGCGCGGAGTTGTTGCAACCAGAGTGTAAACTTCTCCGTTTCGGACGCGCCTTCCTTCGCTGCGTACTTATATTCAAGGAGCTTCTTGGCAGTGGTGTTCAGTTGGTCGGTGAGAGCCGACTCGATGTCGATGTTCGCCTTCTCGGCGTCGTAATAGCGCGCCGCATCGAACAGAGCATCACGGATGGCCTGTGCGGTCTCCGCGTACTTCGTCTTGGCGAGTTCAGCGGCGACGGCCAGAGAGCGAGTCTTCTGTTCCGCTGGCGCGAGAGCGTCAATATCCCTATAAAGGTTTTCCAGCAGGTCGTAAGCCGCGCGGTTCTTCGCGTCCACCTTACGACGGGCAGCATTCACTTTGGACGCGCCCTTGCCTGTGGCAGTCTCCGGCTTGGGCGGGATGACGAGACGGCGCAGCTCATCCTGCGCCGTCGCTTGCAGTGAAGCCACGCCGAGGACGAAGCCGAGAGCCACGTTTCGTCCAACCTCGAAGTAAAGCTTAGATGGGCTAGAGATGCCGAGCAGACTCTTGACGAGGTTGTAAGGCGACATAACGACGCCTACAATGGCATCCTTCACCAAGCTGGCCCCGGCTTTGATTCCGTCAACGAGACCTTGAATCATCCAGCCTGCCAGTTCTTTCGCTTTACTCAGCAGCCAGCCTGCTATGTCCCAGACGACGGCGAACGCTCCCTTTAATGCATTGACCAGCGCTCCACCGATTCCCTTGAGGAAGCCAACCAGGCCCCAGAACGCGTCGTAGACAATCTGTTTGACTGTCTCCCATGCGCCACTCCAGTCGCCCTGCAAAATCTGCATGCCGAGCTTAATCACGCCGAGGAAGACTTTGATAAAAGTCTGTACGCTGGACTTGATAGCATCGAAGATGCTACTGAGGAACGACAGCAAGTAGCCGCCATAGTTTTCCCACAGGTGAAGCAGCACCTTAAAATAGCTGCCGACGATGGACGTGATAGTGCTGAGCGTCGCTTGGATTAGAGGTAGGTTTTCCTGTACCCATTTCCCGATGATGCCGAAGGTCTC